CCTCCTCCCCCCCCAAACCTAACCCAGGCGAACCCCACGTGAGGGTTTTACGTCACCCGTCGGGGACACGTCACACCCCGACGTTTAAAAACTCCCTAGGACGTGACCGCACTTTCACGTAATTGCACGGGTCTGGTGAAGGTGCAGGGTTAATAAACGTCCAGACCACGAAAGCTTATTAGGTAGTTTCACTGGCGTGCAAAAAATGGGTTCTAGGGAAATGGGTGTAATACCCGTCAAATGCAGGTAATTCGTGTTAGGGCGGATTTGAGGATTACTTTCGGTCACTACGTAGAAGTGAAGGGTTCTCTCCAACAGGGCAAAACGCTTTTTAACCCCCTCATCACGACCGTCCGAGAGCAATTTATATTAACCCTTCAGGGTAAATTAATCACATGTTTGATGAAGACGGTGGGATAAGGTTCGTGAGGGAGGTAGAACCAGACCACAGGTTCAGGGGTAGATACCAAAAAAAGAGGAGAAGGAGGGCTAAAGACCCCAAGTCACTTTTAAGTACACCACGTAAACCCCAAGGTCGAAAGCCTTGTCGGCCGAGATATCCAGTTCTTTCATGATTCGGGCCGTGATGTATTCTACCTCTTTCCGTGGGAGTAGGGAGGAAAGTTTTCTCTTTCCGTTTTCGTCTACTAACCACACCCTCACGCTATCGTCTTCCACATGATAGGCTATACGTATGTTCATCCCTTCAGGTCGTCTATGTCCTCCCGGACTTCCGTGATCACGTCTTGCAGGTATTGGGTGTCTGCGGCACAGTCGTCTACCTCTTCCCATAACTTGTCTAGGGCCTCCTCTAACTCCTCCTGACTCCTCTCTGCGTTTTCCACCCTCCTCTGGAGAGCCTTGAGAGCGATCTCAAGGGAAGAAAGTCTCTCCTCCAGGAGGTCTATCCTATCTTGGATCGTGGTTTGGACATCTGCCATGTTAGAAATCGTAGAATTAGGACAAAAAAAGGTATGTAGAGAAGACCGAAACTATTCGTCTTCTGCCGAAACTATTCACCGGCTAAGTCCTTCGATAATTCTATTCCTACACTGGTAACGATGGACCCTCCCACTATAAGGAGTAGGAAGGCCGTAGGGTTAAGTACTGGCGTCCCTGCCAGGGTATCCACACCCTGGGCCAGGATGTATATGCCCGCTCCTCCTAATATCCCGAGAGACAGACCATTAAAGACGGCCCGTGTGATCCTGGCCCCTAACCTCTTCTTGGTAGGCTGACTCATGTTTTACCACCTTCCGGCGTAGTGGAGGACGGTGTAACTGAGGCCAACAGGGGTCAGACTCTCGGACTTAACACCGTCACATCCACCGCACGCCGGTCACTTTAAAGTATGAAAACCGGGTAAAAAAGTTTGCATCTCATGAGCTTAGGGCCATGGCTCCTAGGATCACCACGACTAAGAGTATCTCCCATGGTATCTGAACTGATGTGGTAGGTTGAGTCTGTGTACTTGTACCTCCCGTAGGAGATGGACCCGGTGTAGGACCTGGGGTAGAAGAAGGACATGTCTGAGGCGAAACGTACTCGCCGCTCCGTGTCACCGTGCCCTGACCTATCGTCTGTCCATCACTAATTAACGTGTAGTTTGTAGGTATCGGTACTTCCAACGTTATCGCGTGATATGGTGGGACATATGCCGTTTTACCTCCCGCATTTATGACTACTCCACTACTACACTGATTGGCCACGTTCAGGACTCCAGTAGTCTGCGTGGTAGTGGTCTGTGTCCCTGTGGACGTTGTAGTAGTAGTAGTCGTTTGTGTTTGTGTCGTACTACCTCCTCCAGTAGGGGAGGGAGTCGGAGTCGGGGAGGGACCGGGGCTAACAGAGGGACATGTCTGAGGTGACACGTATTCCCCGCTCTTGGATACCGTCCCCTGACCCACTGTTTGGCCCTGGGATATAAGTGTATAGTTTGTCGGGATGGGGACTTCCAGACTTATCGCATGGTATGGGGGTGCATACGCTGTCTTCCCCCCGGCCTGTACTACTACTCCACTACTACACTGATTGGCCACGTTCAGGACTCCAGTAGTCTGCGTGGTCGTGGTCTGTGTCCCTGTACCAGTACCCTGGGACGTAGTCCCACCTGACGTAGTCCCCGTGGATGTACTGGACGGGCCAGGGAGGGCCGAACTTGGTATCACGTACACCGTGGCACCTTGGCATCCGCAGTATTTCCTGCCTGAGTCTTGATCTATGTAGTTACCACTTGAGTCCACTGTCCAGTTTCCAATTAGGTAAACCTTTGCTGATGGATACTGTCGATAGTATTGCCAGTTTGGCCCTGTGGCCAGGGCTAATGGCCCTCCTGCGATCCCGTATCCATATTGAAATCCAGACGGGACGGCTCCGTAGTTCTCGACAAACATGGACGGCGTGGATTCACTCTTTATGAATAGTATCCCAGGATACTGACATGGGACGATTGAAGGATATCCCTGCCCCTGGGTGAGCAGGGGGTCACACCCCGTGAACGGGGGCACTGTGATGGTAGACCCTGATGAGGGTAGGCTCTTGACCCCAGTCTTAACACCTACCGAGGTATAGTACACGTAGTACCCAGTTGGACTGCCGTAGATCTGCACGTCCATGCTGGGTATGACAAACGTCTGCGTACTGTTCCCTGGTATCGACACACAATTCGCATAACCTCCACTCTGTTGAACGCAAAACTGTATCGTATTAGGGTCGTTGTTCTGGACGTACCATGTATACGATTGGCTCATGTGTCACTTCCTCCTAATAGTAATGCCCCTAAGATGATAATAAGGATGATCAGCCACCAAGGTATCTTGTTCTGCATGGTTGTGGGTGTCGTTGTCGATGTGGTCATTCCACCCTGAGCATAACTCTGACCATAGACATATCCTGTATTCTCCAGACCGTAACACACGCCCGTAGACTTAGACTGACCACATGCCTGACAACTCATTTTGTTCCCCTCAACATTGTTTTTATAAGGTCATCCAGTTCTGTCATTTCGTCTTGGATCGACCTAACGTCCCGTATCGTTTCCTCCAGATCCTTAGATATGTGAATGAGGGCTATCACCAGTCGGTCCATCATCTTACTCATCTTATTCAGTTTAGCACTTGCGTAGATCAGGATGGCTGTCTGGACGCCTAACACACCTGCCATAACCCAATCAGTCATCAGCCGATCACCAACATGATAATAGGCCCGGGGCCTCCTGCTCCCCCGGGGCCTCCTGATGTTGGTGATGATGAGGAGTTTGTTCCACCTGCACCACCCGCACCTGCCCCCCTGAGGGGGATAGCTCCTGAAGGGACGTTAGCCGTTGCTGACTGACCTGTGCCACCGGGTGGATTGCCTCCCTGTATAGTGACTTGTGAGGTGCTAATGAACAACGGGACGGTATTGCTAGGGGTAAAGTATTCGGATCCCACGCCTTGCCCACCATATCCCTGGTTCTCGATCCCTGTTACCACCCCCACACCATTGACGATTATAACGTATGTCTGTATTGGGGACGGCCTTGGATCGACTTGGATCGCTGAGAGTATTGTGGTCGTGGGTAGATATCTGAATATCGCCGAACCTCCGTTTCCCCCTGCCCCTCCTGCCTGGGCCCCGTTGAGTGTAGAAGGCATAGAAGGGGCCGAGGCTCCTGCTACTTCGATTTCAAGTGTGGCATTTCCCAAAGCCACGCCGGTGTCACCGAGTGGGGGCTGTCCCGGTTGTCCATTTGCTCCCGCTCCTCCACTCAGTCCACCAATACCTCCCGGCGAGGTTTGGAACACTGTCCCCTGAGGAAGTGGCCCCTGTGTCCGAATAAGAAGACGTCCGCCATCACCACCAGGCCCGCCCCCCTGACCATACTGACTGGTGGCCGTGGTGTTTCCTCCTCCACCTCCACCACCTCCACCTCCTGCTCCCACAATATCCATGAAGAGGTAGGAGTTTGACAGTGTGGTGGACTGCATGGTCACAGGGCCAACACCTGGGACCGGGAAGATGATATACCCCTCCAACACTGACATCCTCGGCCCCACGAATCCTTGGAGGGCTGAGGCCCTCCTTAACCATGGTTTCGTCCCCTTATAAGCATACGACACGATAGCGTCCACGATCTTCATGTCACGGGTGCCGTCCACCTCATGACTTTCTAAGATGGGTACTAACGTCCTGGCGTAGTCCCTTATCTCCATTTTAGACATTCTTCTCATGGACTGTATATTTCTAATCGTACACCATCACCCTGAGATATATTCCCTGTTGGGGGCCATTTAGGCTTATGGTGTCCTTTCCTAGGGTTATAAACTCGAATTCGTACCAGTTTCCCGAAGATAATACGTTACCCTGGTTTAAGTACCCCGTGTTACCGTTTAGTGTCAGTTGTAACGCCTGTGACTGTGTCGGGAGGATCATAATTCTAACTCTCCCCGGTGCGTCCAAACGTATTAACGTGACTTGAGGGTTTCCTACTGGGTAAACGGTGTATTGTCCATCGTATATTTGGCACACTACCATTATTTCCCACCATGGTCAGATAGTGCCAAAAAGGCTAATATGCCTAAGCCGATCACCGCTATGGCCGTGGAGGTACCAAAAACGCTCCCCGTTATTGAGCTGACCTGTTTCTGTTGGAGGTACTGAGAGTATTCCTGATAATACGCCTGGTAGAGCGATGGTGAGGCGTTTGGAGGAGGTGGTGTCGGGGGTGAGGGCTGGAAGGACTCGATCGCCGCAGATATGAAGAACGTCCCCAAGACTATGGCGATCACGAAGATGATCACCAGAGCCACGATGAGGGCCACGGCAAGGGGTGGCGAACTCGCCACGTAATCCACGTAAACCACACAGTTGTTACACCCTGAGGTGTTGGTGAGGCCTACATTAACGATAGTGTATGAGCCAGGGTAACCTAATGCACTGGCCACCTTCTGGGAGTACTCCGTGACGGTAAGGATGTCGTCCACCAGAAGGGAGGCAAGTGGATTAGTTCCTATCAAGTAAACCCTCCCTGCTGAGGTGCCTAACGTCTGTTGGGCCTGCGGGTTTATACTACTCCACGGGATCGTCTTAGTATACGTGAAAGGCCCTACCTTCAGCGTAAAGCTGGCCGTTCCTGAGGTAGTCCCGCTTACGCAGACCTGGCCACTCTCTATGGTGTACGGCCCCAAACTTAGGGACTGGATAGTTTGACATGCCATAAATAAGAAGAAGGAGAACTTTCTAAAAAAGGAATGGCTTCTCGGGTCTCATTGAGCGTAGTCGATAATCTTGATCTTCAAGAAGAGGTCGTTACTCACTGCACTGGTACCGTTCGCCGCTAGGGTCGTGATGTTACTGGTGAGTATTGTGCCTGGACTCAATTGTATCGGTGGGTAGGTCGGCCTTGATGGGTTGCTGATGTTGAGGCTAGAGATTGGGTCAGTGGTCAGCACGTTCGAGACGCTATTCTTGGTCAGGGTGGCAACTGCGTCCACCCCGACATCCTGTGACCCCCTGTTGTAAATGTCGATAATAACCCACTCCTGTGTCGTGGGGACTTGAAGTTGGCCCTGGCTAGTGCCACTGGACAAATCCACGAAAGTCCCAGGGATCTGCGAATTACTTGGGGCTGACGCAGGTATGGAGTATGTGACCTTTACCGTTTTCATGTACATCTTCATAGGACATTCACCCCCTGAACTGGGTTAGGGTACTGTTGGCTTTGATTCGTAAACGTGGCCTGGCTTCCAGTGCTAGGGAGTTCGTCTCCCAGGGCCCCCGCTCCGAGTCCTGCCAACAGATAGCCGAGGACGTTCATGGCTTCCGATTCTGGCTTATACGCTTTGGCTAGGACGCCTAGGGCCACCAAGATAACCCCCGCATTGGTCTTACCTCCTACTTTACTTATGAAACTCTGCATGGTGGCGTTACCCTTGACCTTCCCCCATGCGTAACCACCTATTGCCACCGAGACAGGCCCTTCCCACGTTTGCCTTGAAAAGTCCATGTCTGGATCACCTCAGTACCTCTACCATTGGGGGCCTAGCGTATGTCCTGGAGGATCCCCACACACTGGCAAACGCCGATCCGATACCCGTCCTCCTTGCACAGTCTGCATATCCACGCTTCCCTCCTCCCGATTCCATTACTCGCCTCAAACATGCCCCATATGACCCTGCATCCGCTGAAAGCTCCTCTCTCATCCTTTGCCCTTCATCGGTATTCCACGCATCTCTTACCGCACGGGATATAGCCCGTGCTATCTCCCTATTGGAGACCATGGCTCTCTACCACTAGTTACACCACTTCTCCTATTTATATTATATTCCTCTCATCCTGAGTATCGCTAAGATTTCCTCTTTTTTCCTCCTCAGGAATTGCGGAGTATTGTATATTGCTACACCTTTCTGTATGTTAATGAGGTCGTGTAAGAATGTCAAAAATTCTAGTGCCTCTCCCCTGCATTTCGGGCATGGGATGGACCTGGCAATGCTGTCGAACATGCTCCACACCAATGGTCCCCAACATGATGGCTGAGGGTTTTCACCACATTGTTCCCTGATGATCTTCTTGATCGCCTCCACGCTTTCGTTATCGTATTCCGAGTGAAACTCAACGCTTTCATGTACTATGGCCACGTTCTCGTCTCCTCCTTTATTATTTTATAGGCCCTCCTTATCTTTTCTTCATCCAACTGACCTATTCGGTACTGGATCAGTGGGAAATATGTCCCTACCCCTAACTCCACCATTAACTTCCTGGTCAGGTTAATGAGACGAATCCGTTCATTCATGGGTTATTACCCCACTGGTCACGTTCTCGATGACTTTCTGGGCCACCCTGTTCTGTACCCCCTCCACTATCTTCTGTGTTATCGCCTTGCTGAGCTCCACATTACTTTTCATACTTTCCACCATGAGCTCCAAGGCGATGTCCCTCAGGGGGTCTTTGGAAGGCTCCATAAGTTTCCCCAGTAAGGGAACCAGGGCCTCCATCATCCCCCCTCCACCACCTCCCTGAGGGGGGGCCTGCTGTTGAGCCTTCAGGTATTCCATGACACTGTTCAGGTTTGCCTCGAGTTGGTCTATACGTTTCTGTTGTTCCTGGATGATGGTAGTGAGCTTCATGATGATTTGAGCGGGATCTTCCTTAGGGGCCTCAGGTACCTCCTCCTTTTGGGGCTCCTGAGGTACCTCCTCCACAGAGGCCTCCTGTTCCACCTTCTCCTTCTTCTTTCCCATCATATCCACCTCCTCACGGATTTCTTATATGTCTCCTTTCGTTTCTTGTCTAACCACTCCTTAAGCTCAGCCTGGCACGTGGGACATGTTTCAGCGTGTCGTTCACCCTCCTCGAGTAACTCCTTCAAACTGCGATAATGCCCCTTCCAGTGTTCCTGAAGGGCCGAGTGTATTGAGGTTTGAATGGTCTTTTCTACCTCTTCCCGCATCTTGGCAAACTCTTCCTTGGTGATAAAACCGTGTATCCCTGCCATGTGCCTCTTGTAGGCACTTGACTTTATTTGTTTACCACAAATCTCACATTCCACGTAGTCATTTCCCTTCCCCTCTTCCTGTTGAGGGGTTTGCTCCTGATTGGGCTGGTTTTGACTCATACGTGTATCTCTACGTCTGAGGACTAAAAAACCCTAACTTTCGGGGTCATATAGGATTTCCCAGAACCCTGCCTCTTTCTTCCCTTCCCTGGAGACCTTCACGTCCCAGAGTCTCCCAGTCTGAACGTGAAACGCCCTCCTCCTCAGGTCGTTTAATATTCTGCCTGGGTCATCAAACAATATGGCCCTTATTTCGAGTTCTTTCAGGAAGTCAGTATTCAGGTCTATCGCCACGTGGACATTCCCTGAGGCTGATCGCCTGTAAAAGCACTTCAGACGGAAGGTTCGGCAGAACTCTAGGACAAGTTGTCCTTTGGCCGATGCGAGGTACTGATCGTAGGAAATGTCGTGGTCTAACGTTATCATCTCAGTTCACCCAGTATTTCCTTCAACTTCATGACATACGACTCTATGGCATGCTGAAACTGGGGGTTTGGCTGATTCGTGCAGACCGTATATGTCAAATATTCGGGCCTCATGGGCCACCAAATGGCGTTTTCGTTCATGGGCATCCTGGTAATCCTATAAGCCCCTGGGTATGAGACCTCCATCTGTGTCTCCCTCAGGATGTCACTGATGATCTCACTGGGATCCACCCATAGGTAGTAGTAGTAGGAATCTGGGATGGTCATCGAAAAACACGTCCCCTCCCCCCCTGGGTTTCCCCCTTCCTCTTCAAAGGAGGGGGGCAGTAACTCCCAGACTAAACCCACCCCAGTCCTGACATCACGTAGATAACGGTATAACGCAAGGGCGTCAGTCCTTCGCTTCCTGACACAAGAGACGAACTGGTTAGCGTTAGAGACGGTTTCAAAGCAGAACATTGCACGCTTCACGTCATCCCATGTCCACCGAGTCGTTATCCTGTACCCTGCCCGAGTAACGTTCCCCATGTCTGGCATTTCCTGCGGCATTACTCTCCCCTCCTGATCTTGGCTTTCACATATCTATTCAAGGGGTGCCGTGGCGTTAAGGCGACATACCACGCCCATTTTCCGTAAAACCTCCAATTGCCCAGGTAGGCGAAGTCTCCCCCCATCCATATCACCCGTTTCGGACCCGTTATGACCACCTCTGATCCCCTTATCCCCAGGGACGTCTTCAAGGGTACCAGGATCATGACCTTCCTGCTCCAGTTCACCGTGACCAAGTCCACGGCCACCCCCTTCTCAGCGAAATCACGGCTATACACCTCAGTGAAGAACGGCTTACCAGTCTTCCCCGCTAGAAACTCCCTATACCATATGATGGTCTCGGGGTGATCCAAAATGTACCTGACTACCTCCTCAGACCCAATTTTTTGCATAGGAGTGCACCTCGGATTATCCCGAATTCCTCAATCAACTCATTACAGGATATAACGGGCACTAGGGACCACGGGTATTCCTTGACCCAGTTCATCCACGCCAGATAGTAGGGATACTCGAATCGTATCTTAGCGTCCAAAGGAGTTAGGCCCTCCTCCAACACTGCCCCCACAACAAACTGAGGAAGTGTCATCCTAGTGATAATCCCTCGCCTCGGGTAGATGGTTAACATCTGAACAGAGAACATCCGTCTGATAAAATTGTAGGGGGCGAAAAAGGGAGGGTTGAACTAAATACACCTCATTGGGCCTTTCTCGGTAGTTCTGTGTATCCATTGACATAAACCCTGTCACCCTTTTTGATCAGGATATACCTCATCCCCTGCTTTATCGCCGTGGCTATTTCCATGGCATTGGCGATAGAGGTGGTGAACCTAACCATCTGGCCAGACATCATACTAGTGTTGGTCTGCACTATCCTGCCCGTGATATCTACTACACGATTGCCATTCTTTGCCGTGCGTATAGACTCCATCTCTACGTCTTCCAGGAAAACGTAGTCCCCCGCATTAAGGTGTATAGTTATAACCTCGTCCTTGACTAACTCAAAAAACTCATCAAGACCGAGGCTACCCTTTTGGTTTTCCTTTTTAGCCGACATGGTATGTTTTAGCCCTCCTCGGCGTTTTTATCCCTAACTAGAGATAACCGAAACTAACCCTCGACAACGCCGAAACTTTCGCCCGTTTCTCTCATGTTGAAGAAATTGCTCTCGGACGGTCGTGATGAGGGGGTTAAAAAGCGTTTTGCCCTGTTGGAGAGAACCCTTCACTTCTACGTAGTGACCGAAAGTAATCCTCAAATCCGCCCTAACACGAATTACCTGCATTTGACGGGTATTACACCCATTTCCCTAGAACCCATTTTTTGCACGCCAGTGAAACTACCTAATAAGCTTTCGTGGTCTGGACGTTTATTAACCCTGCACCTTCACCAGACCCGTGCAATTACGTGAAAGTGCGGTCACGTCCTAGGGAGTTTTTAAACGTCGGGGTGTGACGTGTCCCCGACGGGTGACGTAAAACCCTCACGTGGGGTTCGCCTGGGTTAGGTTTGGGGGGGGAGGAGG